ACAGGAAATGTCGTTTATTAGCTCAAGGAAATCTATTCCCCGCGAAATCTGCACCCCTGTCCAAATAAAGCCGCTTCCAGCACCGATGTCGCATAACTTGCCTTACTTGAGTCTTGATTCCTCAGACCCTGTGTGCCCAAAAGCACCCAGACTGAAGGCTTCAAGACCTGTAGGGCGCGTAATGCAGCCATTGGTCCTCGAACCGTACTTTATCTCTCATCTTTAGACGAGTGAGAGAAAAAAGAAGCTGTACCTTTTGCTTGTGGAAATATGTTATATTCCATGGGCAAAAAGCTTTTTTTTGGGTTTTTTTATGGATTTTGGGGGATTTTGGGGTTGGGATTATTTGGATTGGGGGAAATTTATGATGGGATTATTTTATGATGGTGAGCGGAATTGCGGTGGTTGGGGAAAATTATGGTTGGGATTTTTAGGGTTGGAATTTTTGGATGAGGTTTGGGGGATGCTCTGGTGGAGAATAAATAGAATAAGGATGAGTTGAGGTTTTCGAGGAATTTTTTACATAATGATATGTATTTTCTGGTATAATTACAGATTCTCCTTCTTTTACTATAATTTTTTTTTCTGGATTTTTAGATTTATCGTATATTTGAACTGTAATTTCACCAATTTCAACTTTTATATATTGAGTAGTTTTTTTATGTTTTTCTATAGGAATATCAGAATTAACTGGTAAGCTCATTAATACTACTTGCATTTCTTTAGTTGTAAAAATAACATTTCTATAATAACAATTCTTCTCTGTTACCGATTCTATCTTTATTTTTGACATTTTATATAAATATAATTAAATTTTAGTTACTATTTTAATTTTATTAATATATAACATAAAATGACATCTCAATGGAGTTTATTAGATAAAACAAATTTACAATGTCCAGATGGCAATGCTACAATTTATGGAGAAACTGGTTCATATTCTAATCCTAGCGCAATAATAACTAGCATTTGTTTAAAATGTGGCGATAAAGAAATGGGATGTAAATCATCAAGTTCTAAAGGAAGCGCAACGTATAGTTTTACTAGTCCAAAAGATATAAATTATTATAACTATCCTTTAGCAAGCAATGGATATTCTAAGTTTATTAGATTTATGAATGCAGGAAGAGCTGATGGACAAAATGGAGTTGGTGGTTTAATAGAAAATGTTATGACTAATACACATTGTGAAAATGGATTTAATGGATTTAATTTTGAACGATTTCAAAATCCTACTGATTCTAATATTATAGATTTAGCAAATTTTAATCCTTTATGTTATACTCCTTCTTCAAATACAGATTCAGGAAGTTCAGATTCAGGAAGTTCAAATACTGATTCAGGAACTTATGATTCTGGCAATGTGTTATATCTATTATTATTTATAATTGTTGCTATTGTTATAGCAATGTTAATTATAAGATATAATAATCAAAAAATGCAACAATATCAACAACTAAACAATCAAACAATGCAATAATTAAATAAGAATATGATTTAGAAAATATTTATTTTTTTTAATGGAAAGTAATTAAATATAATAAAATATAATCTATAAAATAATCTATAAAATAATCTATAAAAAAATGGTATATTTGCCAGATGAAGAAAAATGGATGATGACAGATACTAAAATTTTTTATTGTCCAAATGGTAATGCAAATATATATGGAACAAGCAATAATTCAAATAAACAAAATAGTATTTCTTCTATATGTTTAAAATGTGGTAATGAAGAACCCCAATGTATAAAATCTTCCGATACTTATGACTCAACCTTTTCTTTTATAGGGGATAATACCAAAGCTTTTTATTATTCTAATGTTCCAGTTACGGGAAATTTTAATAAATTTGTAAGTATAACAGATAAAAGCGATATTTCTACACCTAAAAAAACTTGTGGAAATGGTGTGCATGGATTTTATATTGAAAAATACAGAAATCCTAATTCGAAAACTGATAAATATATAGGTGATGAATCTCTTGCAGAATTTTATCCTATATGTGATTCAAATGATATAAACAATCCAGAACTTTTAAATCTAATAAAAAAAGATTACGCTTATTCACAGAATATAGATTCTCCTAGTATGAAACCCCCTATTATGGAATCAAATCCCACAACTAACGATTCATCGCAAAATAATACGACAGAAACAATTCAAGAAAATATAAAAACTACAATAGATAATTTATCAAATCTTAGTTTAATACCAGTAGTAGATAATTTGAAAAAAAAAGATGCTTTTTCTTATAATAATATTGCTATGTATATGATATTGTTTATCGTAATAGCATTAAGTATGTTTATATATTCTAGTTTATATACTAATTCTAAAAATTCTATTAATAATTCTAAAAATTCTAATTAGAATTCTAACAGTAATTCTAACAGTAATTCTAACAGAATATAATTTATATAATATTTAAAGATTGCAAAAGTTTGTTAAGATAAATATATACAATTTTTATTAAGATAAAATGACTACTGCATGGAATTTTTTAAATAAATCAGAATTCCAATGCCCAGATGGAAATGCCGTAATTTATGGAAAAGCAGCACCAGCAACAAATGAATATGGAGCTATTGTAAATGTTTGTTTAAAATGTGGCGATAAAGAAATGGGTTGTGCAAATTCAGGTTATACAGGAGGTGAGGATTATACATATTCCAATCTTAAAGATGCTAAATATTATAATTTTCCTTCAACAGCCAAAGGTTATGGAAAATTTATTAGATTTATGGATTCAGGAAGGTCAGATAATAGAATAGTTGAAAATAATTCACAATTAGGCTCTGTTATAAAAAATGAGCATTGTGAAAATGGAGTTAATGGATTTTATGTAGAAAGATTTCAAAATCCCGCTGATTTAACCAATATTGATTTAGCAAACTTTAAACCATTATGTTTTACTAGTTCTGCAGTTAAAGATCCATCATCTACTCCTTCAAACAATTCTAATGTTGAAGAAGTATCAGATAATACAGTATTAGTTATGATATTGTTTGTTATATTTATTATTATATTAGGTTATGTATTATATTTTATTAAAATGTATAGAAATATAAATAGAGCAGTTCAATATGTACAACCTATAGTGCAGTAATTTTAATAAAATATAATGATTTATTATTCATGTAGAAATACATGGCAGCAACCTTATAAAATTTCTATTAAAATAATATGAACTCTTTTTTTTTTAATAGAAATTTTATGTTTTATATGTTATTTTTATATATTTTTTTATGTCAAATATTATATAAAAAATATAAAATCTTGAAAAATGACTACTGCATGGAATTTATTAAATGGAACAAATTTACAATGTCCAGATGGAAATGCTACAATTTATGGAAAAACTGGACCAAGCACGAGTCCAACTTCTGCTTTAATAAGTGTTTGTTTAAAATGCGGAGATAAAGAAATGGGATGTGCAAATTCTGGATATACAGGAGGCGAAAACTATACTTATACTAATATTAAAGATGCTAAATATTATAATTTTCCTTCAACAGTCAAAGGGTATGGAAAGCTTGTTAGATTTATGGATGCTGGAAGAGCTGATGATAAAATTGTTGCGGGAGGTTTATTATTAGGAGATGCTTTAAATATATTACATTGTGACAATGGCGTTAATGGATTTTATGTAGAAAGATTTCAAAATCCCGCTGATTCAACTAACATAGATTTAGCAAACTTTACTCCTTTATGTTATAATCCACCTGTTACAAACCCTATATCTAATTCAGGTTCTGGTTCTATTTCAGGTTCTGGTTCTATTTCAGAAAATCCTATATCTAATTCTGGTTCTGGTTCAGGAAGTTCAAATACAGGAAATTCTGGATTAAATGAAAATATAAATCAAAATGAAGATAGTAAAGTTCCTATTGATTCACCAAATGTGATAGATAATACTAATTCAGAAACTGAAGATGTTTCGATTTCATTGTTTAATAATACAACACTTTTATTTTTTATAATAATACTTATATTAACTATTACTTTATCATATGCAATAAAAAATAAATATTATTCTTTTTAATATAATTATAGTAAGTTTATTTTTTTTGTATATATATATCATATATTATATATGCTAATTTAAAAAAAATAAAAATGAATGGATTTGTAGAAACTCCTGTTAAAAATTCTAGTATGTATGATAAAGAATATAGTAGAACGGCTCCTCTACCATTAACTTCCGTAATTTTTTACTATAATGAAAATTTAAATATTGTTGGTGTTGAACGAAATCTAAGTTTTACGATAGGAATAACAACAACTAGTGCTACGATTACCTCTAAATTAGTTTCCTTTGAAAAGGGATGTTCAATTCAATATGACTCTATAGGAAGGAAAATTTATGGAAATTATGATGACTATGGTTATAAATATAAAGGATATAATATATACACTATTATTTACAGAGTTGCTAATGGAATTTATGAATTTGCATTTCCAGATATTGGTATCCCTGGTAATCAGTTCAGTCCATTTAAGGAAGTCCCTGATATTAGTGTTAATCTTCTTATGAATCCTTTTCTTTTTAATAGCATGAACATTGGAAAAACTTATTCCAACCCATTAAATACTATTACTATTTATTATAAAAATGCAAAAATATTGGGATTTTCAACATCATTTGATATGGTAGGAAAGGTTACTAATGATAGTAAAACTATTGATTTAACTCAAGGATTGTCATTTAAATTCTTTAATGAGAGGTGTAAAGTATATGGAAATTATAATGATTATAAATATAAATTTAAAGCACCTAACCCACCTAGTATAAAAACTATTCATTATAAACACGGCTCCAAATCTATCCCAAATACTTATCCTCCACAATTTATATTTATGCAATATGGATTAGAATTTGCTGATATTGATTATAAAATTATAGCAACACCTAATAAACATGATTATGCAATAGAATATCCGCGAACAGGACAAAAATATGTAAAATTTAATACAATTATAAATTATAATTCTTCTCCAAGGTATGCATCATCCCGTAAAACATATCCTTCTAATTTAAGTAAAATTACATTTTATTATTATAATAAAGGTTCTAATGTATATTTAAATGAATCTATATATGTCTATGACAAAACATCATCTGGGTTTAAACCTACACCACCTCAAAAACCTATAATACGTCCTACTCCAATGCCACAAGTAATTATTACACCACAACCACAACCACAAATCATACTCCCTGTAACTACTACTGATTTAGTATTAATGGGATTTGAAACTGAATATGAAATTATAGGAAATGTTAGTGATATTGCTAAAACTGCTATATTACAAGATGGTATTTCTAGTGCTTCAGTCACAGGAACATATGGCAGTATAAATGAATATGACAGAAAAGTATATCAGGCAAAAATTAATATTATTGATTATAAAATACATGCGGATGGTGAATTATCTGTGAATTTTCCTGAACTAATTGGTATGTTATAATTTTTATAAGAAAAATAACTTATAAATATATAAAAATATTTTTTTATAATATATAGAAAATAATAATGGGTAGTTCATTTACAGAAAAGCCTGTTAAATATTCAACTTATACAAAAGAATATAGTAAAACATATCCTACTAACTTAAAAAATATTTTTAGGTATTTTTTATAATAATGGCAATTATGTTACAAATTATATACCTAGAATATCAAGATATATTAAATATAATTAAATACTTGTATATCAAGATATATTAAATACTTGTATATTTAATATTTGTATATTAAATAAAGTTAATACTTATTTTTTTATTTATATATAAAGATGAGTCTTATTCCTTTTACATATCCTAATGAATATTATCCTAATGAAGATGTTCCTATGGTTTCATTAGATTCTAAATATGATATACAATATATTCAATATTCCCCCCTTAAATTTGATACAATAAATATACGTTATCTAAATAATAAATATGAAATTATAGTAGGATTTACATTATTTGCAGGAGATATTGTTATAAATAAGGGGTCTAATGATAATACATACATTAAAATAATTCAGTTAAAAAATGGTATATCTTGGTCTATTAATTCAGTAAATCCTAATATAATAAGGACATATGGAAATTATAATGATTATGCTAATAAAATTAAACCAGTTACCATAAATACAATTATATATAGACCGAGCAGTTTATATTATGAATTGATATTTCCCGAAATACAATATGGATTTTTTCCATCTCCTGCTACAAATCTCACAATCTATAAAAATGGATATTCTAAAATATACCATACTGTTTTAACAAAAATTACAATATATTATGACAATTCTTATAATGATATATTGGGATTTTCAGCTTTATTAGATAATATAGGGAATACTAAATCTACATATTATAAAACAATTGATTTAACAAAAGGATTTTCTATAAAAATTAATAGTTCAGGAAAAAGAGTTTATGGAAATTATGATGAATTTACTTATAAAAATTATGCTTCTATAAAAAATATTTTTTATAGAAATACAAATGGAATATATGAACTATTATTTCCTGACTTAGATAATAGTTTTACAGTTAATCTAGTTACAAATTCTGAACTTTATAATAAAGAATTTAGTAAAATCTATATTGTACCCAATGGACTAAAAAATATAGTAATATACTATGAATCAAGGTATAATAATATAGTGGGATTTTCTACAGAACAAGATTTTATAGGAAAGCATTCATATAATTATAAATTAATAAATTTTTCTTCTGGAATATCTTTTTATTATAATGACTTAGGAAGAAAGGTTTATGGAAATTATGATGATTTTATGCATAGATTTAATAATATTAAAATACAAAATATTATGTTTAGAAATTCTAATGATAATTATGAAATATTGTTTCCAGATCTTTATATCGGTGGATATATGCCATATATGAAGTTTCCAGTTACAAACCCAATTTATAATGGATGGTATTCAAAAAATTATAATGGAGGAATAACCTTATTTGAGATATATTATAATGATAATGAAGATATTTTAGGATTTTCAACTAAAGAAGAAATCATAGGAACTAAAACAAAAAATATAGCAACTATAAGTAATAAAAATGGATTATATTTTAAATATAATTCTAAAGGAATAAGAGTTTATTTACCCTATATGATAGGAAATATGTATAAATATACTTTTAATTATATAAACATTATTATTTATAAAGTTTCAAATGGAATTTATGAATTAAGATTTTCAAATCTTTTTGATTTAGACCCTAATCCATTTATAGAAAAACAAGTTACTAATTCTACAGTTTATACTAAAGAATATAGTAAAACTTATATTTATGATATATCAAAAATTTATATATTTTATAATAACAATTATGAAGTTATTGGATTTTCAACACCTCACGAACAAGTAGGAAAATCAGATTCATCAATAACTACATCTGTATTTGCAAATGATGGATATTCTTATTATTTTACTAATAAGAATAAGAAAGTTTATGGCGAATATTATATATATGCTAATAAAGTTAATAAAAAAATTAACACTATTAAATATAGAGTTTCAAATGGAATTTATGAATTAGAATTTTATTGAATATTATTTAAACTAATATATAGATATTTTTATTTATACGCAAAAAAAATAATAATGAGTTCATTTATAGAAACTCCAGTTACAAATTCTAAAATATATAATGTTGAATATAGCAAAACATATAAAGAACCTCTATCAGAAATTACAATATATTATGCAGAAGATTATAAAACTATTATAGGATTTTCAACATATCAAGATTTTATAGGAAATGTACGTTTCAATCCCAAACTAATAGATTTAAAAAATGGAATATCTTTTAATTTTGATTATCAAACAAAAACATATGGAAACTATGGAGAATTTCCCGTCAATTATAAAAATATTTCTATAAAAACAATTATTTATAGAGTTTCAAATGGAATTTATGAAATAGCATTTTCTGACCTTAATATTGAATATATTCCATTTATAGAAACTCCAGTTACAAATTCTATATTATATAAGAAAGAATATAGTAAAACATACAATGAAAGTTTAAAAAATATTGTTATATATTATTCTTCTTATGCAAATAGTGAAGCAAATATTATAGGATTTTCAACATATCAAGATTTTATAGGAAGTTCTTTTTCTCCATATTATAAAATAATCGATTTAACAAATGGCATTTCTTTTGACTATAACTATGCAGGAAAAAGAGTATATGGAAATTATGATGAATTTAAATTTAAATATAAAGATATCAATCTACAAAAAATCATTTATAGAGTTTATAATAATGTATATGATGTTTTATTTACCGATATATTACCTTATAAGTTTAATGATGCCGATTATGATGCAGAAAGCGACCCAAACAATCCTATGTCATATTATACCACAGTTACATTATTTATAACAATACCTATAATTGATAGTATAAATGGTGTAGAAACAACTGTATTAACCATTGGGAACAATTCCGAACAAAGAATTCCAATATTATATAGTAGAAGAGTTAATGATGGTAAAATTGCTAGAATAACTGTATCTGCTATTGAAGATATTAAAAAAAAAGCAATATTATACGCAAATGATAAATATATAACTGATTATAATAACAATTTCACAAATAAATTTGGTATAGGTCTTAGTGATAATTCAATATTAGTGCCTAAAAAAATAAATATACCAATGGTAGAAACAATACCAAATGATATTATAGCAAAAGAATTTATTCCTGTTATAGAAAATGATATTGTAGCATCAAAACAAATAGGTATTAAATCAGATGGTTCTATAGTATTACTACCAGAAGAAATTATTCCAGATGATGAAATTCCACGCCCTCCTAATCCAGAAGATATTCCAAAGGAATCACAGAATAATATATCACAAGATATTCCAAAGGAATCACAGAATAATACACCAAATGACAAATTATTGGTAAATAATACAAGATTATATATTTTATTAATAATATTATTAGTTATATCAATAGTTATATATATGGATTATTTAAAGAAACAGAAAAATATTAAGAATATGGAAAAGACTATAGAAAAATATTAAGTAATAAGTATTTATTACTTAATACTTAATATATCATTTTTTTTAAATAAAAAATTGATTTTATTAAGCTTATTTAGAGACAAGATGTCAAGCATTCAGGATACAATGAATCAGATTCAGGCTATTATTGAGGAGAAATTACTTCCCCATGCCAAAGATCCTTCACAGTACCAAATTGCTGAAATTTTGCTCTCTCGTGTTGAGGCTATGATCAACACTGAGAGAGTATGTGGTGGTAATGTGTTGCTTTGCGATACGTGCCGTTCCCGTTGTGACCTTCTGAGACTTCGCCTTGCAGTTGCAAGAGATTCTCAATAAGGTTTCCACAGTCTCACAAAGACGGGAAAAAGCTTTTGAAAAAACAGTTTTTGAAAAAAGTAGAAATACAAAAAACAAAAAAAAAATCCAGTAGAAATACTGGAAAAAGCTTTTTTATTTTACATATTTTTTTATATAATATATTTTTTATTTTATATTTTTTATTTTATATTTTTTATATTCATATATAAACAAATCAAACCCAGTTATTTTTACCCATTTTATAATTACAATTGGCACATATAGGACGCAAGTTTTCTAGTGATGTTAATCCTCCATTGAATTCTGATATAATATGTCCGCAATGAAACCCATTAGCATTATTATTTATAATAATATTACATTTTGGACATTTTCCTGTATTATCATCTCCATATTCTTTTTTCCAAACTAATATACGCAGTTTTGGAGATATCTTTTTTTTCTTGTTCTTAAATGGCTCGTGATTTGGTATAATATCATTATTAGACAAATATTCTATAAAATTATTATTTATTAAAGGAAATATTCTACCTTCACTAACACAATGCCATTCATCTTTATAAAAATCTTCTAAATCGTAGTTTTGGTAATCAATGTGTTTTGCAAAAACATTATTCTTATTTATTAAATCCTCCATTAGACTTTCTATATCTTTAAATTTGTCTATATATTTTTTATTATCTAAAATTTCTATAAAATGAGAAATAGTATATCTTTTATTTACATTACTATTTTTTGTTTTTGCAAAATCTACTGAATAATTTAACATTAAATGTTCCTTTAATTTCTTATGTATATTTTTTTTAAATTCTGGTAAAGAAATATACGTGATATTACGATATGAATCTTTATTAACTTCAGAAAATAAATTTTCCATATCCTTATCATTTTCTACTAGATAAAAACAAAAAGAAAGGTATTCATTAGGTCGTGAATCAGAACATAATTTTTTAGAAGCTTCGACTCTATGTTGTCCATCAATCAAATATAATGAATATAAATCATTGTAATGATTTATAACAGCAACCACTATTTTATTTTTGAAATAGAAATAATCAGGATTCTTAAGATATGATGAGACCATTTCATTTATTTTATTTTCATCTATATCAGTTTGAAATATAGGATTTAATAAATTAAGGTCTTTAATCTTATTAAAGCATATTTTATTCTCTGAGAACTTCTGAGATTTATGAATATTTTTTCCCAATTCATATATTTCTTGTGGAAGACTCATTATCTCAATGATTTATACTTTTTCACTTATTTATAACTTGTATTGTTATATAAATATTTCTATATATTTATTATATTTATGAGATTTATTATAAATATGGTATTTATAATATGAAAAAAACTATAGATATTTTTCTACAATAAAAACTATAGATATTTTTATCTACAATAATATGAAAAAAACTATAGATATTTTTCTACAATAAAAAATAATATATTTTATCTTTATTTAAATAAAGTTATTTAACAATTAAATATTCTAATATCCGGAACTAAATTCCTCTAATGCTAGTTTTCTTTCTTTTTCATAATCAAATAACTTACTTTCTATCTTAAATATTTCTTTTGGCTCCAAGTCCCTTAGTTCTTCTACATATTTTTTAATATACAAGCATTCTGGGTCGAATTTTTTAGCTTGAGTATATGGATTAAAAATTCTATAATAAGGTTGCGCATCTGCTCCAGTTCCAGCAGACCATTGCCAACCTCCATTATTACTAAATGGGTCATAATCAGTTAATTTACTAGCAAAATATAATTCGCCATAAGTCCAATTTATATGAAATAGTCTAGTTAAAACATTAGATACAATCATTCTGCATCTATTATGCATATATCCTGTTGTGTTTAATTGCCTCATTCCCGCATCTACTATTGGAATTCCAGTTTTTCCTTCACACCAAGCATCAAATAATTTTTTATTAAACTTCCATTTCGGGTCTCCTCTGAAATTAGAGCCAAACACATGAGGAAAATGAAATCCTATTTGTATATAAAAATCTCTCCAGTATATTTCTCTTAATAATGCTTCAGTATCTTCTTTTATACATATTCTTGCTAATTCTCTTATTCCTATAACTCCAAACTTTAGATAAGGAGATAATCTAGTTGTGGATATATTCATATAATCTCTAGTATTTGCATAATCTATTTTTTTAACATTAGCTAATAAAACTTCCCCGTTTTTCCTACCGCCTTCATGTCTTAATATATCATTCTTTTTTGGTTTTTCTAATTTATGTTCTTTTACTATTTCAAAATTAAAATAGTATAAATTAGTTATATCTGGTTTAACTAATGGTTTTATACTAATTTCAGAGGCTACTTTATAATAAGGAGTAAATTTCTTATAAGGTTTAATATCATGAGGACTATTTATAGGAATATCCGTAAATGTTTTAATTTCTATAATATTATTTTTACTATCTATTTTATCATTCTTTTTCCTATTTGCTTTATCATGTAATTTATTATTAGGTTTAATTATTGCTTCTTCTATTAATTTATCTCTTTTAATAGAATATGGTGAATAATCCTCATTATAATAAATCCTGTCTATATTATTACATAATTTTGGAATAATTTCATGAGGCAATCCTTTATAAATATGTAATGGTATAGTTTTCTTTAATTCTATTAACGATTCAATCATAAAATCAAATGCATTCTGGCTAAAATATTCATTCTTATTTTTATTAATCTGATTTTCATCAAGTATAAATATAGCATATACTTCATCGCATTCTTTGCATGCATTGAATAAGCCAATATTATCTTGATATCTCAAATCTCTACGGAAAATAAATAATCCTCTCATTTTATATTTCTATAAATAGATTTCACTTTTTATTAAATATTTATAATAATAGAATGTCATTTATTATAATAAAAATATGTTAAATGGGATTTTTTCCATGAAAATGTTTTTTATTATTAAAAATTTATGTTATGTTATTTTCCATGAAAATATTTATATTCTAAAATCCCCATCGTTTATCATATCCCGAAATTCTAGAAGTAAAATCGGATTCTATAGGCTCTTTTCCGCATTCAAATCCTTCAGGACAACCTCGAGTGCTTTGATACATAACAGGGCATATTTTTTTATCACCTATCATTATAGCGGTTTTAGAAGTGCATTCTTGATGGTCATAACCTAATGCATGTAAAAATTCATGAGTAATTACATATTCTTGATAATCTCTATTTTCCATACCACTTCCATTATTTCCTATATAATTTTGTAAATCTATATTTATTTTTATTATATCTAAATTATAATGAGTATAAGAAAATCTTATTGGTTTTCCTACAAGTTCTGATTTTTTACATAAACTATTATATTTTTCTGTATTTATTCCATATTCATTATCCATATTCTTTTCATTTAATAAATTAATCACAACAAAAATAGAACCATTGCGTTTTTTTGCTTTTTCATAAAATTCTACTTTTTCTAAATATTCTATAGGATTATTTATATTTCGATTTTCCATAATATTTTTTTCTATAACTTCTTTTACTCTTTCTATAAATAATTCTTCCTTTGTTTCTTCATAATTTATATCTGTTTCTACTTTATCAATAGTATAATAATATTTAATACTTCCGCCTTTTACATTTCTTTTTCCTCCAACTTTAATATCTTTAATATCTTCATCAACATTAACATATTTTTTATAATCTATGTTATCTTCTCTATAATCTACATTATCTTCTTTATCATTACCACCTGCAATATTATGTAATATTTTACTTCTAAAAATCTTGTCTGATAAAATAGAAAATGTAAGTGTCAAAACTATAACTAAAATAACAAATAATAGAACATTATAAGCAGCTAAGAAAAATGGAGTTTCAAATATATCATGTAACATACAAAACATTTTATATATTCTTATGAATATAATACTTTGTATAGAAAACATGAATTTATAAAATTCATAAAACTTATCGAAAACATGAATTTATAAAATTCATAAAACTTATCGAAAACATGAATTTATAAAATTCATAAAACTTATCGAAAACATGAATTTATAAAATTCATATATTCTATTTAAATTTTGAATTATTTTATAAATAAAAATGTCGTATAAAACTATGCTTCAGGAAATATGCCAAAAAAATGCATATAAAATGCCTATTTATGATACTATAAATGCGGGTTATATTAGAGATAGTAATGTAAATTTATGGAGAACTATTTTAACTGTTTTCGATAGAAAATATGAGACCCCAGAAACATTCAGAAATAAAAAAGAATCTGAGAATTATATTGCATCTGCTGCATATAACGATTACATCCAAGCCTATGAACTATATCATAAAAAAACATATAATATTCAATCTATTCCTATAGATATTATACCACAAACGCAGCAGGTAAATTCTAATACTAGAACTCCATATAATACTCCTGAATTAGTATCTATAAATCATAATACTAATATTAATACTTTATTAACCCAATTACAGGATATTGATATTAATCAAAGACCTATTATAGATAATAGCAAATCTGTTTTAGATAACAGCAAAAAACAAGAAACAAAATATATTGTATTAATTGATTTAGAGAATGTTCAACCAACACTAAAGCATTTCAATAAAAATATAGAATATTATTGTTTCTATTCATCATATACAACAGTTGATATATCAAAATATAAAAAAACATGTATAATGAATGAAATTGCACATCCTACATCTGAAGCAGCAGACCATTTAATTACTTATAATGCATCTAAACTAGCAAGTAAAAATCCAAATCATACATTTATTATATTATCAAATGATAAATCTATGTCTGTTTTGCAGAAATTATTAACAGATGATAATATAAATACTGTTCATATAAACAAAGGAACTAAATTTACAGAATATATGAATGAGTTATTCGAAGGTAAATAAAAATTCACAAGTATATTTGTATTTATTCGTGAATTTCAATGTTATTTTTTATGTTTTCTTTCATTTATGTATATTAAAAATGTATCTTGACACATTTTTAATATACATTTTAATATAAAAATTGATTCTTTTATATTAAAATATACAATGTCAGAATCAGAGATTAAGCTATTTTATGATGCATTTCGTGGAGCTTGGTCATATTTATATGAAATGATGCTTTATGAAAAATCAAGACAAACCGCACTGCATATATTAAATAGCTTATTACCCTCTAATTTATCAGAAAAAATAATATTAGAATATACAGTAAATGAATTAAACAGAGTATTTTTTCCAAAACAAGATAAATATATTGAAATTTACATAAGCCCAAGAAACAATATTAAAAATATAGAATTAGTAAATAAATTTTATGATATATGCAATAATAATATAAATGAATGTGGAAAATACCAGTTTTTCAAATATTCCGCATTTAATATTAATAGCGATTTATTTAAACAAATAGACTATTCAAACTCAAATAATTCGAATGATGCGATTTTATACGAACATTTTATGGTGCAAACTGTAATAGGACATGATGAAAAAACGCCATTATTGCATATTATCATAAATGTAAGCAAAGATATAATAAATAAAATTTTAGTTAAAAAAAATATAGTATTCCCAGAAACTAAAACATCACGTCTAGTTTGGTTTCCAAAAGATGACCTTATTAATATAATATTATATAATATTATTGGTGAATATAATTTATTAAATAAAATAGGGTATATTGAATTTATATCTGATGAAGAAGCAAAAGGAGAATTCTTTTCATTAGAATATCTAAGAACTCAAATAATTCTTATGGAAAAAGCACAACAAGAAGATATATGCACTATTTGTGGAAGAAGACCTTTACAAATAAATAATTTTATCAACTGTTCTATATGTAAAAAAAATAAATATTGCTCTAGCATTTGTCGAAAGTTAGATACTCAACATTCTAATTTCTGTAATTCAGATTAGTTTTTATATAATATGGGTTACATATATTTTTTGTAAAAAAACATTTATAAAAAAACTATTTAATTATTTTTTTAATAAATATATATTTATTTTAATTATTTTTTTTTATTTTATGTGTATATATATACAAAGAGTATTTAAATGGCTGAGGGTGGAAAACGTCGTTCAAGAAAATCTAAGGGAAGCAAGCGTGGTGGTGCTCGTCGCCGCCGTAACAGCAGAAAGTAAATATATTAATTAATATATTTACTATATTATGAATAGTTTATCTATATGATAAATATAATTCATATTATAAATAAGAATACTACAAATTAAGTAGAAAAAAATAATGATAAATATAAAATATGTTATTTTTTTTCTTTAGAATTGTTTCTTTAGAACGTGTTTTTTACGAAACTTTTCGTAAAAAACTTTTTCGTAAGAAACTAATTATTCTTTTGATATTTGTATTATGACAATATCACAACATATATTTTTATTTTTTATTTCTGCATATGAAATATTATTTATAGTGCAAAATTTATCCAAGTTTTCATAAATATATATAATTCCATTATGAATATATCCTGATAAAAAAATAGTCTTTACCATATTATTTATAATTCTTTCTTTATATTTTACATCATCTATCATTAAATATTTACAAGGTTTATGATAAGTTATAATATCTTTACCAACCATTTTTTTAAATTGCACAATATCATATGTATTTTTAACAGGTTTCTTTTTTGTTGGTGATTTTTTAGGCGATTTGCTTCGTCTTTTTTCAGCTGGTTTCTTATCCATTTTATTTTTTTCGCTTAACATTATGATAAAAATATCTATATATAATAATGGAAAAATCTTCTATACAAGTTTTTATAAGAACAAAACCAACAGAAGATGATAATATTGTATTTATAGATAATGATAATGATATTTATTTAAAAGAAGCTATATCAAAAGATTCTAATTTTAAAGACCATAGTATGAAAAAATTTACATTTGATAAGTGTTTTGATGTATATGCTACTCAAGAAGAAATATTCGACGACGTAGGTGAAAAAATATTATCTAATGCCTTTGATGGATATAATACTTGTGTATTTGCATATGGACAAACAGGATGTTTTGGATACGATACTGATATTATGAAATACGATGGAACATATGAAAAAGTGCAAAATATAAAAATAGGTGATATCTTAATGGGAGATGATAGCACGCCAAGAAATGTATTACAATTATTCAGAGGATACGAAAACTTATATTTGATAGATATGACGCATAATATTCAAAATGCTAAAGCATTAAATCAAAATGTTGAATCATTAAATCAAAATGCTAAAGCATTAAATCAACATAACGATACTTTACATCAAAATTATGTAGTAAATGAATCCCATATAATGGTATTTAAAATTTCCATAAAAGATTACATAAAGTTTTATAAAGATATTAGCAAATATAGATTTGAGGTGTTTGAATTTGTCAAACTAAGTAACGAAATCAAAAATTACATATTAGAAATATCTATAAAGGATTATATGGAATTACCATTAGAAGTTAAAAATTCGTTAAAATGTTATACTAATATAATAGATTTTCCATATAAAAAAACTGATGAACCTTATTATAATGGATATTATGTTGGATTCTGTATATTAAATAATATGATTTTACCTGATATAATGGATTTTATATATAATGATAAAAAAACTAGATTAGAATTTTTAGCTGGAATAATAGATATATTAGCAAGTTATAATAATATTTTTTATAAATTAATTATTCCTTCTTTTTATTCTAAAAAATGTTATAAAAGAACTAGATTTAACAAAGCAATAAAAAAAGATTTCTTATATTATTTTACTTTTTTATGTAATTCTTTAGGTATTATATCATCAAATATTTCTGACAAGATTTCTGACAAGATTTCTGACAAGATTTCTGACA